CAGTATATATTTCGTTAAAGTTGTCATTGACCTTATCGCCTCCGACTCTCAGGGTATCACCCGTGTTGTCGTTAGCAGCAGATCCAAGACCTATCGTTTGCTTGGCCATCGCTGATACAATTTTTAGTTATTTATGGGGTTTCGGGGTCTACCAACTCTTCTCCGTAAGTTGATATGTCTGGAGCAGTCCAGTCATCAGGTACGGAAGTCTCAACATTGATAGCAGGATTCTGATATCCAGAACCAGTTGCACTAAGTTCAACACCTGCAACACCAACTAGTGCACGAATATTTCCATCGAAACCAGAGATGGAATCGATTCTAACAGTTGGTCTGGTTGAGTAACTAGAACCACCGTTAGTGACTTGAACCTTGTCAATAAATCCAGATGTCAAGACCGCAGTTGCAGTTGCGTTTTGACCGAATACAGATCCAAGATAATCAAATGTGATTAGAGAGTTTGATGATTCAATAACAGCAACTTCTCTATCTGATGTTTCACCTTGTATATCAATAAAGTCACCAGGTTCAATCGGTGGTACAACTTCAGCAGCATCAACGTCTGCCTCAGAACCAACGTATGAGAAGGCAACAAATGTTGATCCAAATCTAGGAACTTCAGAGAAGATAATTCTAGAACCAACAATCTCAAAACCAACTCCAGGTTCTTGGATAACACCGTTGAGTGAACAAATAATATTGTTCTCAGGTCTTATCACACTAGACTGTACACCTTCAGTCAGTGTCAAGGAGTAGAACACATCGTTACGTTTCAAGTTGAATGATTGTCTCAATGAGTCAAACTCGAATGAGATATCATCTAACTGCCTTAGTTTACCAATATAGAATCCAGTAAATGACGCACCCAAATCTGGTGGTTCAGTAAACTGAATCTGGTTAGAGAACGCTGTGTATGCGTTACTTGCACCTGGGGGTTGCAATATACCATTAACAAAGATTAAGAGGTGTCCTGCGGGATCTGGGAGGTAACTGGTACCATTTGTAATGGTAAGTGGGAATGTTGTTGTAGTACCATCAAATCCTTTAAATGATCTCTTAACTCTTGCCTTAAGATCAACTTGTGAGAAGATAACAGCACCGTATGAATCTGGTCCCTTAATGGCATCTCTAACACCAAATGTTCCTGTAACATCACTTAAGTATAGACGCTTGTTAACACCATCAACACGAACGTCCTGTACAAGAGCAGCACCTTGACCTGCAGTTGTAACTATAGTTGCGATAGAAGCATATCCAACTGGGAATGATGCTGCTAAACCATAATCACCAATCTGATCACCATTACTAAATGTTCCTTGATACTCAATCATATAGACGTAGTTATTTGCAATGTCTACATCAGTAATGATACCGTATGTGGCAGAATCTTGAACACCAGATACAACCTTATAAAGTCTGTTACCAACACTGAAGTTATTAAGATTACTAATAATATTAATACCAAATCTCTTATATCCTCTTGATGCAATTCTATCACCAACACCGATATCAAGACCTGCATACTTACTTACTACGATGTATTGTCTAGAAGACTCTGGATATACAACAGCAGTAGTTTCAAATGATCCTAGTAATGATTCAGTGTCAACAGTTAGTTTACCACCTGTGTTATCGGTAACTGCTGCTTGTGCTTTCAAGAATGATGTTGGTTGTGCAGTTGCACCAGAGGTGTAACCCTTGAATGGAATGTCAGCAACAAAGTCACCCTTAAGATCAATGATATGAACACGAGTTTCAATAGCACTAATCTGAGCAGTAGTAGAGTTAGTTGCACCAACAACATTATCTGATATTGCCCATGGACCTGCTGTAACTTTAACATCAAGATACTTGAAGTTTGCATCTTCAAAGAATCCGTAAACAACACCAGTAATAGATGAAGCACCTTGTTTTGCAACAGTTTCGTTCATGGTATATGGACCATCAGTTATATTACCATCGATTCTAAATCTTGAGTAAACTTGAACAACTAAACCTTGATTGAGAGTTATATTTTCAATCTCAGCATATGAGTTACTTAATAAACCATAAACATAATCAGCATTATTTGCTCCACCTTTGATAGAAACTGGTATAGTTCTTCCAGTGGTATAAACCTTAGTTGGAAGTTCAATACCTCTATTTGTTGTAACCTGTATATACGCACTATCATCTACAAGTTGATTTCTAAGAATGTTCAATAAGTATCTGATAACCGCAGCAACAGATGGTTTGCTGTAATCTGCTGCAGCAGTGCTATCATAGAATGAATAGAATCCAGAGTTTGTAGCAGGAGATGTAAGTGTACCATCAAGAGATGCTATCATGTATGTTTCTAGCAAGTCAATAATAAAGTTCTTAGTATTGAATCCAGTATCAGCATAGAATAGTTTACCACTCTGTGCTTGATATGGATCAAGAGCATTCTTAGTAAGTTTAGCACCCCAAACAAGAATACCAGTAGAACCATCACCAGTCCAAACACTAGCACCTGTGGCACTCTTGATAATAAACTTAGATCTTAGAGTTGTAAATCCAAAGGAGAATGTTGCAGTAATGAAACATCTGAACCAACCATTTCCAAGAGGTATTGCACCAAATGCTTCAGCAGTAATACCACCTTGAGGTGTAAAGACTGTTCCTGTAACGCTATTTGTAAGATTGAGATCAAAGAATACATTTTGTTCACCTGCACCACCTGGATCAAGTTGCATTTGGAATCTGATTGACTGTGAACCAGATGCCTTAACAAATCCTGAGAAAGTAAATGTCTGAGTTTCACCTGCACCAACAGCACCAGTATCGAACGATTCTGTATTATTATCGAATGTAGTTGTACCAGAGTCAAATGTTTCAAATGCAGTTAGACTGTAATCTCTATTAATTTCATGTTGACCATTTTGACCATTATTAGGAGTTACATCTTCTGCAGTCTGAGTATCATCAGGAGCAAGAGTTGAAACGTTATTTGTGATTGTTACATTAGTTGTAGGAGTCCAGTTGGTTGCGTATGCTTCTGGATTTGTCCAAAGGTTTGTACCTGCAGTCTGACCTGCAACTGTAGATATTATTGTTCTAGCGTTAGCAAGTGTTCTTGTATTTCCAACTGTAGTGTACCAAGTATATCCAGAACCAACTCCACCACTAGAGATAGTAGCAGTTGCACCAGATGTCTTACCTGTCAATGTATTACCTGCAACCCATGCAGTTCCTGTGAATGCACCAACAATTAAGAAGTTAGTTTCACCATCATACTCAAGAACAGTGGCATACCCTCCAACATTAGATCTAATAACCTCACCTAACTGGAATGCTGTTGAACTTACACTCTGTATAGTAATCTGATATGCAGTTGTATTTGTTCTAATATTAGTTGTTTGAAGATCGTGTATGACATCTTCAAGAATATCAGTTACAAATGTATCATACGTCCATGAACCTGCACCAAACTGAGCAATAGTTTGTGTTTGTATTTCTTGTAAGTAGTAGTTCTTATTGTAAAGTAAATTCTTAGAAGCACTTCTACCAACCTTTCTAGCAGGTGAAAGTATATTGACTGCAAACTCTATTAACTCTTTCCATCTATTCTTAACTGAAGTAGCATCAGATAGTGATAGTGCATCACGAACTGCAAGAATATTTGTATGTTGTGCTTGATATTGTGATCCACTTACGGACTCACCAGATCCATATAATAAGTTATCTATTGCTTTCAATCCAATAGTTTCAAGTTGCTCAATACCATAGACAGTTGCAATCAATAATTGTTCAACTCCACTAGTGGTATAGTTGTATTCTAGGGCAGATGTTAAGAACTTCTCAATCTCTAAAATAATACTATCATTACCACCAGTTTGTAAATCAGATATTCCACCGATAATTATATCTTCAAGAGATTGTTGGAATGTTGCTTCACCTAATGCACCACCTGGGAACTGGAATGCTTGATACTGAACACCGTTTAGGAGGTAGTTAAACTCAACACCTATTAATCCAGTTATTTCTTCTCTAATATATTCTCTGTTAAAGTATAATCTATCTGCAGCAATATTAAAGTCTGCAGAAGTAGGAGCAATGATATCATTAAGTAATGTAATAAGAGTATCGATTGCAGTCTTAACGTTTGCACATCCACCAGAATCATTTGTTATACCCCAATCACCAACAATAATACCATCAGTGTTAGTATAATCTAGATCTCCTGTAACTGCCTGTTTAGCATAGAATGCTAATCTCTCATGTGCATAAGCAGACTGATGAACTTGTAGACGGATATAACGTAACTCACTATTGTTACCAATGTAGAAACCTACAGCAGTAAGTATTCCATCATTACCACCATCTTCAATATCCTGTGCTAGTCCATCTAATATTAATCCTAAGTCAGTCTTACAACGTAATGTACCATCTGTAGATGTACCATTAGCATTTCTAGGCATATCTAGTGCAAGAGCAGGATATCTTGTGATCATATCAAATGCTGCTTTATCAACAATAACTTTTCTGTTTGCACGAATTAAGTTAGCAGCATCACGGAATCTACCACGAGCATCTAAGTCTATTTGATTTGTGTATATTACATCATTTGTGCCATTATGATAATCAACTGTTAATGGAACTTCAGAGAATGCATTTATTGTTGCACCAACAAACTCATATGCAGGTTCTGATTTAGTTACAGTTGCAAGATGATCTACAGCAGGTGATTGAGATGCATATGTTAATGTATCAGTAATGATATCAAATAAGTTTGCTACTGTAGACTGTACATCCTGACAATCTTGTGTTGAGTATTCAGATTTTGTTATACCATTAGTTACCGCACTAGAGAATGTGTGAGTGTACTGGTCATCAGCAGAAGACTTGCCGACGTTGATCGTGAACGTGTCGTTCGTATGGGCAGAGATTTTAAGAACTTGCTTAGACGCAGGGTCAGATTTTCTTGGATATGCTGTAATCTTTTGATTACCATCCTTGGAGCAAGTGAATGAGACAGCACCATCCGCAAGGAAT